GATTGTTGGTTCATGTTTAGCACTCCTATACTTAGTAACGGGGGAACAACTCGTGGTCTTCCCATTAGCTGTTTTCTTAATTATGTTCCCGATAGTCGTGACGGTTTATCTTCTCACTATGATGAAAATATTTGGTTGGCTAGTTCAGGTGGTGGAATTGGTGGATACTGGGGAGATATTAGGAGTAATGGTATTTCTACTTCTAGCGGGAGTCGTTCTACTGGAAGTATTCCATTCATCCATGTAGTTGATTCTCAGATGTTAGCCTTTAACCAAGGCGTAACTAGACGTGGTAGCTATGCTGCATATATGGATATATCGCATCCAGAAATTGAAGAGTTTATAAACATGAGAAAAGAATCCGGTGGCGATATAAACAGAAAGTGTTTAAACTTACACAATGGTATTAACATCACTAATGATTTTCTTAAAGCTGTTAGAGATGATGCAGACTGGAGATTGATAGACCCTAAAACAAACGAGGCAGTTAAAACTATAAACGCTAGAGAGCTATGGTGGCAGATTATATATGCAAGAGCCGAAACAGGTGAACCTTATATGATAAACATAGACAACTGTAATGATGCTTTACCACAAGGACAAAAAGATTTAGGCTTAGAAATAAAACAAAGCAACTTATGTTCAGAGATAACTCTACCCACTAACGAAGAAAGAACAGCAGTATGTTGTTTGTCTAGTGTTAATTTAGAACATTATGATGAATGGTCTAAAGATGATTACTTTATAAAAGATTTAATAACTATGTTAGATAATGTTCTACAACATTTTATTGAGAATGCTATTGACACATCACAACTGGGAGAATATAATGCAAACTTTAAAAGATTTAAAGGATATGTCAAAGATGGTAAAGAAGGATTTACAAAAGCTGCTTACTCGGCTTACAGAGAACGTTCTTTGGGATTGGGTGCGATGGGTTTTCATGCCTATTTACAATCAAACGGTATACCTTTTGAAGGAATCCAAGCTACGGGATTCAACTATCAAGCGTTTAAACACATTAAAAGTAAAGCTAAGAAAGCTAGTCAGGAACTTGCTGATATTCGTGGTGAAGCACCTGATGTATCTGGTTCTGGGATGCGTAATGCTCATCTCCTTGCCGTTGCTCCTAACGCTAGTAGTAGTATTATATGTGCTGGTACGTCTCCCTCAGTAGAACCTTACAGGGCAAATGTGTTTACTCACAAAACTTTATCAGGTAGTTATCAAGTAAAAAATAAATACTTGGAAAAGGTTTTAAAAAGTAAAGGATTAAAAGGAGAAGAACTTGACAACGTTTGGAAAGATATTGCCGGTAACAATGGCTCAGTACAACATCTTTCTATGTTAGATGATACGGAAAAAGAATTATTTAAAACTGCAAATGAGATAAATCAAATATGGATTATTGAACATGCTCATAAACGACAAGAGTTTCTCTGTCAGAGCCAATCAATAAATCTATTCTTTGTGTTGCCTAAAGCAACTGAAGAACAAAATTCACATGATGAATACATGCAGTATGTAAATGATGTGCATTGGTATGGTATGCATAAATTAAAATCACTGTACTACTTTAGGTCTGATGCAGCTAGAGCAGCAGAGAATGTTAACATAAAAGTTCCACGAATAAAACTAGATGAAGTGGACTGTATAGCTTGTGAGGGATAATATGAAACACAGTATAGCAATGTTATTAGTTGGAGTCTTAGGTATCGGTGGGATACTTTATACAGCTATAGCAAACGCAGACGTGTCTGGATATGGAGATGTACATGGGTGTTGGGGAGAATGTTATGAAGAATATACTGAAAAGTATGGTACATTTACAGAACAACTAGAAGCAAAAAGAGTCGCCATGCAAACAGAAACACCTGCTGATAAAGGTGCTAAGATATATGTTAATTGTAACATGTGTCATGGTATGAAAGGAGAAGGAGGTATTGGACCGAAATTATCCGGCAGTACATCTATTGTAAAAATGTTAATGCAATATAAAAATGGAGAGACTAGGGGTGCACAATCTGCTCTCATGTGGGGTCAAGCTGCTAACCTAACTCTTGAAGACATGGAAAATTTACAAGCTTACATTGATAGTTTATGAAACCAAAACACGTAAAAAAATTTGAAGACTCTTTATCTTATCCAGAGTATACTGAAGAAGATAAAAGGAAAGGTATGAATAATAAAGACCTAGATTTTATGACAAAGAATCCTATGTTTTGGGCAGTAATACTACCATCTATTTTTGTAATCGGTATAGGTATACTACCGTTTATAACAATGTTTATCTTTTTTGACAAACCAGAATTTCTTAAACCATAAGGAGAAAATAATATGGCTGAATATGCAGGAGCATTATTGTATAAAGCTCTACAAACAAAATACAAAGCAGAGAAAGCAGAAGCACAAGCTAACTTAGAAATATACTTTACTAATAAAGTAGGAGTTGCAGAACATCCTAATGTTGTAGAGTCTATGGATAAGCTTATGGAACAATACGCTAATGCAGATGAAAAATTAAGAATACTAGAGGAGGAATTTTAATGAGTCTATTAGGAACAAGAGATTATTACAAACCATTTGATAACCCATGGATGTTTGATTACTATGTATTACAAAATCAAATGCATTGGATGCCAGAGTCTGTACCATTACATACAGATGTTAAAGATTGGCAAGAGTTATCAGACAATGAAAAGAATTTATTAACACAGATATTCAGGTTGTTTACACAGTCTGATGTAGATGTCGGCTCTGGCTACATAGATAGATACATGAGAATATTTAGAAAGCCAGAAGCAAGAATGATGATGGGTTCATTTGCCAATATGGAGTCTATTCATCAACATGCTTATAGTTTATTACTAGATACTGTTGGTATGCCTGAGATAGAGTACAAAGCTTTTGCTGAGTACGAAGAGATGTCTAATAAACATGAGTACATTAGTAATTTAAAAACAACTAAAAAAGATAAAGAAAGTATTGCAAAAACTTTAGCAGTGTACTCAGCTTTTACCGAAGGACTACAACTATTTAGTAGCTTTGCAATCTTGTTAAACTTTCCAAGGTTCGGTAGAATGAAAGGTATGGGTCAGATAGTTACCTATTCTATCAGAGATGAGTCAATGCACGTTGAAGCTATGACCAAACTTTTTAGAGAGTTCATTCAAGAGAACTTAGAAATATGGACTGACAAGTTTAAAAAAGAATTATACGATATATGTAGACACATGGTAGAACTTGAAGATAAATTCTTAGACTTAGTGTTTGATATGGGAGACATACAAGGACTAACTAAGAAAGATATGTATGCATATAATAGATATATAGCAGATAGGAGACTGCTACAACTAGGACTAAAAACAAACTTTGACCAGAGGGAGAATCCGTTAGGTTGGTTAGATGAAGTTATGGGAGTTGAACATCAAAACTTCTTTGAGGGTCGTGCTACTTCATACATGAAGGCAGGATTAAGAGGAAGACAAGACCAGATAACTTTCGCATCCATGGAGGACAATAATGGCGAAGAAGAAAGAAGCTAATCTAATAAGTTTTAAAGTAGTGCTTACCGCTAACAATGATATTGTTACAGAGTTAAGTATGCTACCAGTAGAAGAGGTAGATAAGGTATTTAAAACTAGAGATGAGAATGAAATAGTTAAAACTATCCTACAGGCAGGGCAAAAGAAATTTGCCACCTTNCATAATTATTTTCAGAGTGAACTAGATTTTATAAAGTAGTTCTTANANTGCTGTAANTGAAGCATACATTACTGTCATTGTTATCCAGAANAGGATACAGAGGACACAGAAATCCTCGCCATTGCCATTTCTCACTAGCTTTTTTTACCTCCGTAAGCATTGGTTAAAATTATTTTGAATCTGTTTTCTTTAGTTTATCGTAACTTCTCATTCCAGCAATACCTAACATACCTGTTAGAAGTGGCATCATCACACCGGCATCAGCTTGTGGTATGTCAATACCAAAACCTTTTGCCACTGGAGAGATTAAAAAGTTAATAGCTAATCCGGCAACACAAACATAACCTGTTAGTGGTCGCCATGAAGATTGAAACCAGTTGCCTTTAGCTTCTAGTTTATTTATTTCTACTTGTGCTAGATTAGCCTGATGGAATAATGTTTTTAGTTCGTGGTCTAGTTGTGCTTGTAAGTCTTTATCCTTTACAAACTTACCAACTATATCACTTACTGGTTTAATTAATTTATCAAACATCTTTTGCCTCCAATATTTTTCTAAGTTTTTCTGCCTTCTCTATAGCTGAGTCAGCATGTAAATCTTGGTCTACAACTTTTTCAAGTTTTATAGAATCTATCTTTTGATTGGGAATATACCTCCATGTATATCCATCATCTGAGTATACCCCAAATACAGTTTGGGTAAACCCTATTTTAATTATCATTGCTACTTGTCCATCGAGAATAACTTTGTCTCCTTCTTTAAAAGAGTTGCTAAGTCTAAAAGAAGCACCTTTTACAAAAGAAATAGACCAGTCTTTCAAAGCTAGACCAGTTAGTAAAGTTATTATAAAGCCGATAGCCTCGACATAGTATTGTTCTAAGTCCATATTATTTTATTTCAGGGTCAAAGTCTATAGTTCTTTCTAGAGCTTTATTNACTTGNTCAATAACATATTCAGCAACGTCTTGTTCTTTTTTCTCTAGTTTTTTTTCTANAGAATTTGTAAAGTATGTATCTAGTAAAGCTTCATAGATGTTTCTAAAGTCTTCTCGCNTTATCCAAGGCTCGTTACCTTTGGTTCTAGCTTTACAATCTATTCTATATGCTTCGTCTAAATCTCTTTCTCTGTATAATACTAACATTAGTAGCTCCAAATACGAGGAGTGGCTCGTGAGTTATCCATATCTAGATGAATAAATCTTGAAGCACGGTCTCCTTTTTGTGCAACTCCTATCCTATTAATACCCTCTTCCAGAGCTATTTTAACGAGTGTCATGGCTTGTTCTCCGTTGACAAGTATATCCATAGCCTTACCAGAAGAATGAGCTCCGGGGGTGCTCTTTTTGGCTTCTATGGGGTGCTCTGGAGAACGATAAGCACTACTTACTTTGAAAGGAAAACCACAACGTTCTCTAATCCTTTCAACTGTTTGCATAAATGCCCAGTCCATATCACATAGACCGGTGTGTTTGCATTTTAGTTCATCTTCTGTAAAGTATTTATACATTAGCTTTTCTACTTTGTAATTTTCCTAACAGTCCACCACCTTTTCTAAAGGCAAATCTAACATCACTAGGAGCTTCAGTACCATCAGAAAGATTTAAAGGTTCAGGAGCTTCTGTTTTTTTATAGTAAGTAACTCCTTTGGCATATACTCTATCACCAATAATGGTTGCTACATCAGCATTTTTTACAGCTTGTCCTGTTTTTAAATTAATAAATAAGTGTTGACCCATTGGATTAAAACCAATTTCAACTGTATCTTCATCTATTTCATTTAGAACATTTCTAGTGTTGGTATATTTACCATCAACTGATGCAATAGGGAATTTACTTTTAGCTTCTTTTGACTCTGGATTTATTTTTTTAGCAGCTACAGACAGTCTTCCTTTTTGATTAACATTAAAAAAAGCATCTGTTATAGTTACATAAGGTGCGTATGATAAAGCTTTACCACTATAATTATTTCTATGTACTGTTTGTAGTTTAGCAACTCCTGTTTCATTTTCAGGAATACTTGAATTAAGATTTAATCTTACTCCTACCTTTTGATTTTCTTTTACAGGAGCATATATTAATTTATTAGCTGCGGTTGTTCCAGCATTTAAATTATCTTTTTGTAAATTATCTAAAACTGTTGAAGTTTGATTATCATAATTTCTCAATTTACTTAAATCTGCTAATTCTTTATTAGTTCCTATTTGTAAAGCTGCTGCAGGAGTAGTAGATATTTCTGATACTTTACTAATATCGTCAGGAGCAACCTCGTCTAATTTTTTTACAGGAAACTTCTTTAAAATAAAAAGTTCTGCTGCTGGATTATTTTCAAAACCTTCTTTTAAAGTTTTACTATCTATAGCTATATCATAACCTTTTTCTCTTAAATATTTTCCTATAGCTCTGTTTACCGGATAAAAACTAGAGGAAGCAACTCTAAGGTCATTTAATTCTGGCTCTAATAAACTTAATAATGCTGATGATAAATTTTCAGTTTCTTCAGTAAAGTCATCTAAATCAAGAGCCATTAAATCTTTTTCTATTTGAGCCTTCATCTCTACACTAGGCTTATCTAAAACATAAGGATTTTTTGCTTTACTTATATCAATAGCATGAACTCCAAATGCTTCTTTTGGAACTTTTAAAGATTGACCGTCTGTTACAAATACTTTAGCAACAGCATCTGGTCTAGCATAATCTCTAGCAGAGTCTAAAACTGATGCTGCAAATACAGATTCTGTTCCTTCTGGGCTTGTTACTATTCTACTTGTACCACCACGATAAACTGTTTTAGGTAAAAGTTTTAATATAGCTTTTGTAGTTGTAGAAGCTATACCTCCAACAACAAACTTTTCACGCTTTTGTAAAGTTTGTAACATGCCACCTCCTTTAACAGGAACTCTGGCTTGTTCTCTACTTTCTAAAAAGTCAGCCACAGTTTTTCTTTCAAACATTTTTTCCTGTTCATACTCTCTTAAAATAGATTTAGCTACAATAGGAGACTGAGCTGCATAAGGCTCTCCTGTAAATGGGTCTATTCTATTTTCAGGTTCTTGTTTAACATCAGATACATTTCTTTCCACAGAACCACCTTGAAAATAAGAACTTCTCATAGATGATTCAAAAGCTGAAGGCATTAATTCTTTAGGGTTTCTTCCAACTCCAAATAAATCTTTTATTGCCTCTAGTAGATTGTTGTCGGCTTCTCTAGCACTTTCTATAGCAGCATTGTAAGGACTTCGCATACCGGTATATTCTTCTAAAGTATCTCCTAAGTTTTTTTCGATAATACCTTTAAGACCTATTCCCGGAATTTTTCTAGCTAATGTTTCCAGTAATCTTCCAGAAGTTAAAACTCTTACG